CTCACAAATCCGATTGTTTTGATTTGGAAAATCGGCTTGACGCATAAACTTAAAAAAAGGGATTTTTTTATGAGTAGATATGACCTTTCACAATTTGATAAGGCTCGTCCTATGAGCGGGTACATTTTTGTGGATATTAAAACCAGTGTTGGGGATGATGGTAAACGATTTGTTGCTAAAGTTACTGATACCGCACAAGGGGAAGAACAACATGTACGATATGGTGCAACGGTCTTAATCCATAGTGATGAAGCAATCCCTAGCTTTCAGTTAACCTATAAGACTGATGAAGCTGGGTCATTCACAAAAACTTACCATGTGATTAAACCTTGTCAAATCCTTGCCATCCTAAGCTAAGAGTGTGATACATGTCTTTAAACGCAACTACCGTTAAACAATACCTAATTGATTATTTCTCAGCCAGCTCTCTAGCTAAAAAAATGCAATTTGCCGATATGTGCATGAGTACCGAGCAAGAGCCAAAACTCTTGAAACCCCTTTATGACATGAGCCTTGAAGGTGTGCTTTTACATGATGACAATACGATCAAGCCTCTTTATAGGTGGAGTGACTCTATTGTGGGGCAAAATGAGGATCAGATCGAGATGCTCAAATCACTTGATAAGGTCGCTTTCTATGTCCCCCTTATCCCATCACTAGATACAATTACCCAACAAGTTTGGGCATGGCAAACACAATTTGACGGTCGTGCATCAGTACCAGGTGTTCTAAATCATCTCAAGAATGAAATCGCTGAATTTGAAGAAACCGAACAAGGTAGTGAAGAGCAAGAAAAAGAATTTGCTGATCTTTACATTTTACTCATGCACCTTGCTGCTCTCTCAAATATTGATGTAAGAACGGCGGTATCCAACAAACTGGCCATGGTACAAAAGAGAGATTATAGCGGTGAGCCTGATGCTGAAGGTTGTATCACTCACAAAAAATAAATATAATTTTTATCCCAACCTTGTGTTTATGGGTATCTCTCAAACACAAGGAAATATGATGAGCGAAGATTTTTTACAATCCCCAGATGATGCCTATTTAGATCAAGAGGCTTTCCACAAAGAGCTTGACATGATCTTTACACTGATCGAAACACAACATACAAATCGCATGTATATCAAAGGCTTGTCCTTTGTTTTCCTAGTCGTATGTATTCTCTCTAAATCCCCTCATGCAAGCTATATTTTTGGCTTTTCTACATTGCTCTTACTCTCTCTTGAAATCCAATGTAAGCACCAACTCAATAGGTTGGGGTGGTTGTATGACTGGACAATCGTCAATAGACAAACGGGAGATACTTCTTACCGCTACTCTTTTGATACCGAAAGATTTAGAGCATATGATAGAGACTTGTACTCCTACCTAGATTTTGATAGTGTACCCTTCTTTCTACTCCAAATCCTCAACTTCTTTATTCTGTCCTAGGATCTGATCATGATGCTACTCATAGGCCGTAAAGGCAAACTCACATATTTTGATGAAAACGGCAAGGCTCATACAAGAGTACTACCAAAATTCAATGTTAATCAGGCTCAAGTCTTCATTCAGCTAGGTTTGAGCAATCAATACATGAATGTACTTGGTCAAGTGGTAACCTATGGCTGATTCCGATTTCATGAAGATAGCGGTGGATATCGCTACACTACTGGAGCAAAAGAACTTAGCTTACGGTGATGCTTTCGCTAAGACTACTCAAATCCTTGAGCTACTCTATCCCAATGGTATCCAAAAAGAACAATACAAGGATGTGCATGTGATTGTTCGTATGCTAGACAAGATTTCTAGGATTGCAAGAGACAACGATCCAATGGGGGAAAGCCCTTATTTAGACTTGGCGGGGTATGGTATCCTCGCTTGTGTACAACGGGAAAATAATAATAAGTAAAAATAAAAAAGTTTTATAGATTAGCCTTCTTTATATATATAAATAACTTTTAAATTGTTTATCCTACGAATATCACAATAAAAGGATAAAATACAATCATGGATGATTTACAACTACTGGCGTCATACATAGAAACGCCAACGGATACAAATATACTACAAATGCTCGCTCGACGGTGCAAGCCAGTACTGGATCAGATGGGGGTAGATGAAAAGGTTGAGGCTCAAGTTGTCAAGAAGATAGGTCTTGATGCATGGTGCGATATCCACAAGATTGACGGGACAATTGCAAGACTCATCTATGTATATCTAGGACAAGTGAAAACAAAGGTATCAAAGACGAGTATGTCCCCCAAAGATCTGCATAGGATGATCCTAGCGGGGAAATCAACGGCTTATATGGCTCGTAAGTTGGCTGTTCATCGTGACTCGGTAAGAAGAGCAATCGTAAAGTTTGGTTATGTAGAGCTTTATGATAGTAATCGTAAGAGAAGCAAGGTTAAAAAGATTGTTTCCTTACTGGAGAGTAATTCACAAATTACAAATCTAGAGATTGCCAAAATCGTAGGTACTCAAGAGTCATATGTTGCAAAGATTAGGCATACCCATGGTTTCACGATCAAGACAAGAAAACCCCCAGCTGAGTATCTGGAGCAAAAGCTGATTGAAGGCTTATGTGCTAAAGAAATTGCTAGTGAGCTTGGATTATCTCACCGTACAATTCAAACCTACCTATCAGGCTATGGGATAAAAGTAGGTGACTCCCCCGCTTATAGATCTGTACCTGCAAGACGCATTGAGGCTTTACTCATAGAAAAGAAATCTATCACTGAGATAGCTGATATCCTATGCAAAGCCGAAAGCACGATTAAAACATATATTTATCATCATAAACTTAGTCATCTCATTATTAGAAAGTTTGATGATCCAGAGCTACCCATTAAGATACGAGCCATGAGAGATGAGGGATGTACAAATTTGAAAATTGCTGAAACGCTCGATGTTTCCGTCAGTTATGTTTGTGCGGTAGTCAAAAGACTAGGTATGCCATCAAGACGCCACGCCATTGAAAAACAATTTACTTTATTTGATAGTTTTGAAGAGATACAAAAACATTTAAAAAATTTTTAAATTTTATTTGACAAAATACATAAATATATATATAACTATAAATAACAAAGCAAAACAACAAAACTCTTCCAAAAGGAAAAATCAAATGTTCTTAGATTTCAACGCAATGCTCGCTCAAGAAACTCAAGCAAACCCATCCAAGACTCTTCGCACCTATGTAGATGTAAAAGGTGTAAAGCACACTGTAGAACACTATAGCAATGATATGTTCGCTCTCGTTCGTGAAGATGGCTATGTAACCATCCCCCCATGTGCATCACTCATCATGATCCTTTCACTTGTAGATGCTCATGGTCTTGTAGAAGAAGGTCAAATCGTTGTAGCACAAGCTCAAGCCGTTGTTGCTCTTGATGATGAAATCAAGGCTTTGGAAGAAAAGCTTGCACAAGTCAAGGCTGAAAAGCAAGCTTTGGTTGATGCTGTAGAAGTTAAGACTGGTGTCATGCACATCAATGGTTTCAGTGTTGATGTCAAGGTTGGGACAAGAGGCCTTACCTCGATTGCGGTCACTCAAAAGATCAGTACTGCTGCTAGTATCGGTTTCAATATGTTCTTGCATTCCACCGTTGGCAAGCCTAAGTATCTCAAACTTTTGTGTCAGATCAAGAGAGCGACCAGCATGCAAAACTTGATCGATACGATCGATGCAAATCGTGAGAAGTCTGAGAGTGAAATCTCATGGTTCGTCAGCTTGCATCATGTGAGTACGGGTATCTTGGTGTCTATGCATGCTGATCATGTGTATGTAGATGGGTATGGTCTTGAATGTCGCTATGACAATCCGATCAATATGTACTCTCTCACAAGAGCTAGCCAGTGGATGACCGACAACCTACTAGGCATGTACGAAGATTTGATCAATGGTGAGACAAGCAAGCAAGATGTCTATGATCTATGCGAGCAAGCTTTGGCATGTGGTTGTACTGAGCCACCTGAAGAAGATGGGTATGAATTTAGCGAAGATGATGCTTGGAAGAGATGGGAATAGCCTAGCCTACCCACTCTACAAGGTGAGGTGAATTTCTAATATCTACATGTATCCAACCACGATCATAAAAGCCTAAACCTTTAAAATTCCATTTCTTGGCTTTAATACCCTCTCTTACAAATGTATGAAATGCCTGAACGGTTAAATTCTTAGCATAGCAATCAACGGCACAAGCGGTAATATGTTGGCTCTTGGTTGCTCCCCCAATCTCTTGATTGTACTCTGCTGCTCTATATCCACTTGTGATGATGATCGGTGAGCCTAAAGCATCTCTCACTTTTTGTAGCTCAATCAATAACTTTTTCGCATTGTCTAGGTACTCATCTGGTATCACTGAACGAAACTCCATCTCAGCGATATTGAAATTTGTAGTCACTTGTATGTCATGCTTCTGCTCTGATTTTAAAAGTTGCGGTTTCATGCTATCTCCTTTATTCTGTAGGTGGCAATCAAGCCTTGTTTTTGGGGAGGTAGGTGCAACGCCTCTTCCCCCTAAATTTAAATATTTTTTAATTTTGTGCTTGTACTTTTCCTTGGCCTATTATAGTATATAAATACAAAGCAAAAACAAATTTCACATGGAGTACATGATGCTAAAGCGAAGAGATATGCTTGCACATATCCCAGATACGATGATGGATAGGTGCAAGATCGTAGCTAGACGAAGAACAAATGAAAATCAAGCTCGTAAACATTTTAGGGATGTCAAGAAATCAAGCGAGTCTCAAGAAACGATTGAGCTGAGGGGAATTGTATGTGAGGCAAGTCTTGCTCTCACACTTGATCTTGATGTTGAACAAGTTTTTAGAACGGGGGTACGGTCAGCGGTACGAGGTAGCGATTTGGGAGACCTGATCTATGACAATAGCTATATTGATGTGAAAGGGGTACGATACCCCCATTCAAACTTGCTCGTATCCATGACTAAGAAAAATACCATGATTGATGTTTTTGTACTTGTGCATGAAAGTGACTGGGGTAATCGTTTCCTAGGTGCTATCCCCTTCCATAAGGCTTTTGGTCAAAAGATTGTGCTTCAAGACGGTACTGATCTTGGCAATGGGGTATGGCAAGCCGATCTTCTTGATCTAGATGTGGCTATCCAACAAGCGAAAGCTGAGAGAGAACGAATTAAAAGTTTGAGGCCTCGACTCTTATAATATCACCGAAAAAGCCTAGATTAGAATTGTAAATGGATGAAAAGATTTGTGGCTCAGCTTGTGGCGTCCATTCCCTAGATAATAATTTCCCATGAATACCAGCTGATAAGATTTGCTCCCACGCATATGCTATCACTGATGAGATATCACTTGATGCAAAATAGAGAGCTGGGGTATCCCCCGACACTTGTGCTTGTGGTACAAGGATACCCCCATTTGGATCAGTCTCTCTAGGCTCGCCGTCTTCTCTCAAGTATGTGGTTGGTGCATTAAAGATTGATCCGTCCACATATACCGCAAATAAGCCTTTGTCATCTTGTGCTATCCAAAAGGGTAAAATCTTGATCGTATATGTATCCCCTACCGTAAAACTTGCCTTGTTCCACAAACTTGTATCAATATCGCTAAAGATCAAATTTGTAGATCCGCTTACACGCTCAAGATAATAGATCTTACCGTCTATCTCTACCCACCTACCTTCAAATCGAGTATGAAAGCCTGATCCTTGTAGTGTACGACTACCTATAGCAATAACTTGCGTTTCGGTGCTATCAATCCAACCTTGCATTAAGTTTTTAAAGAAAGCGAATGCGATGCCAACTGTACCCCTTGCACCATAGGCAACGGCTCGCAATGCCTCTCTCACATATTGCTCTGGGATGAAGGGCAAGCGATGAAATCCATACATAGATAGAATCCGTTGAAAATCAATGCCTTTAGCCCTATGCAATAAAGTTTCATTCTTGATCTGATCTGCTTTAGATATCGGATATAACATAAGATACTACCCCCCCTCTTAGAATGCTAGATGCAATTTTTGTAAATGTAAGATTTAGGAAGGTTGTATTTGTCTTGCTTGTATATGTGAACAAGCGATTTTCCACAAATAGCGAGCCTTGATCAGGGAAACCGATCGTGCTTTCTACATGCAAGACTTGATCATCTAGATCATCAAAATCAAGGGCTAGTATCGTTGTTGGTTGTCCCACTAGATTATGAATTTGCTCCCCTACCGTAAGCAAGATACTTTCAAGTACGCCAAAATCATAGGTATCTTTAGAGATAGGATCAATACGGCTATCCCTTGCACCAGTAGAAAGAGATGGGGGGATTTGCTTCCTCATAGAATACACTGATGATGCTCTAAATCGATCAACGACAACGAGCGTGTCATCAAGCCTTAGACTTTGAAAATTCCCCCATTCAACAAGAATTGAATATGTGCCTTTTGCAAGCGGTGGGACATAGCACACGATCATTGTTTGCCAAACATCCGTATAACAATTACCTTGTGATTGTGGAAAGCCCCCATGAGAAATAGCTTGAGTCATCCCTTGATCATCAATGAAAGAAACCTTAAAGCCACCTACGACAAAAGGGTATCTTGTAGTACTTGCTAGTGTTTTCCAATCAGCATAGATATGAAGACGAGTACCCCCATGATTAGGTACAACCGCATGACTAAGCGAACTAGTAGCCACCACTTGATCATAGGGGGAGCCAAAGCCTGTATCTCTAAGTGATGCGGTATAAGGTGAGCCAAAGCCTGCACCCATCGCTTGGGGATATATCGGTGAGCCAAAGCCTGTATCCATGATTGACTCCTTCTTATGCTACATAAGCGGTGATAGTACCACCTAGACCATAGCCATGATGGAAAGGATGCATGATAGTACGAATACCAAACCACTCACCGTTTCCGATAGTGATAGGATTTGCTGATAAATCTAGGCTACCTGGTAATGGTCTATGGTTCTTGAAATTCACATTTGTTGATCGTAGTACTGAGATTGTTGGGCTTTGAGAAGTCCATGCATTTTGAGCAAGAGCACTCTCATCGTTGATACATTTCACTAGATCAAATTTGTAATCGGTAGTACCGCCATCTGTAGATCCACCACTAAAAACAACTAGATCGATATATGTGATTTTGATACTTGACCCTGTGTTGTTTCTCCAGATCAGATGAGGATGCAAAGCGATTTCATCAGTAAAATCTTTTGATAAAGTACCCTCGTTGAAAACGCCCGCCACATTTGTATTTGCAATATCTTTTTGTTGTACCAAAATCGTGGTAGTGCTTTGTTGGCTATAGGTTATCCATGATACGGGTAGAGTGATATTTGAACTTGTGCTGATTGAGATTGAAGAGCTACCATCAAAACTTGCTGATCCACTGACGGCACCACTTAAAGCGATTGTTCTAGCGGTAGCCAATTTGGTTGCGGTGCTTGCATTTGCATTGATAGATGAAGGCAATGACATAGTGATACGAACATCGTTATCAACCTTTGATCTAGCCACCTCAATCTCATTTGTAGTACCATGAAAAGATAGCTTATCATTTGCCAAATCCACGACGGTAAGCGGTAGAACTACATCATTAGCACTTACATTTAGATTAGGACTTGGGATTGTTGGCAAGTCTTGGTTCTTCCATTCACCTAAAATATCATCGTACCTTAAAGCTTGTCCGTTCGTTGGTACACTAATAGAAACATCGGTTAATTCGTTCAAGGTGGTTGCACCGCTGAAATGCTCAACCTCATCAACTAGCGTATTGTAGATTGATGACCAATTCTTTTCCCCCACCGAAGGCTTCTGAAGGCCTTTATTCTCTGATAGTACACGAATATGCACAAAAGAAGATTGAGGTGCAATGATTGCATCGCTTTGACTTGTTTCCCCCGTGCTTGTGTTGGTAGCGATTAAGAAGAGCCTATAATTCCCCCAGATATCGACATTGTTCAAGATAGGATTTTGAACGGTGGTACTACTTAAGGATGCACTACTGCCACTTGGTTTTGATAGCGACCATGAATACAAAAAGGATGCACTTGGATGATTGCTATCTTGTGCTTGACCATATAATTGAATGTTTGTTTGTGGTAGGCTCACACTAGCTAGATCAATGATCTTATCATGCTGACTAGCTACTGGATTAGTTTGGCTACTTGTATATGTGATGATCATGGTTTTATCCTACGGTGACATCGATTGAAAGCATAGCGATATTATATTGATCTTGTGCATAGGCGGTATTTAAAAAATCTCTTCTTCTGATCTTAAAACCATATCCCGTTTGAGTTGCACCACTTGCATCTGTGTACTGAATAAGCTTGATCTTGTTGGCCGTAGCAACATTAGAAACATCCCCATCCATGAGAATATCAAAGCCTTTAGTATCTTGGTCTCTGAAATAGATCGTACCTGCACCGTCCACAATATCAGTCATAGGTACAAGTGTATGAAGTGTACAAGTGAAGAGTTTATCAATGTAACTTTGATCCACAAGTACAACATAACTCGCAAGCATGCATTGAGTCGCATCGGTACTTACATTGACCTTTTGAGCGGTATACGGTGTTGAGATTGTCCCCAAATGTTCTACTGGCTCAAAGTCTTGACGGATATCTAGGTTGAAATCATCGCTTGTATTTTGAGAGATAGTAAGGGTATTGATATAAGGATTACGAAGATCTAAAATATGCTTTAGTGTTGCGGATCCTCGCTTCTTTTTAGCAATAAAAGCATTCAAACTTGCGGTGAGTGATGCGAGCGATGTATTGATATCATTGATCTTTGATTTCAGATGCTCCATGCCTTCTTGTAGCCCGCCAATACCTGCTGGGCTATCGTTCGCTATCCATTCGCTTGTATTGTCTACAAGTGACGAATTACCGACAAGTTGATCAGCTAGATAATAAGGTGTAATCCCAGATAAAGATAGTTGCACGGTACTACCTGAAAGAGACCATTGAGTGATACGACCAATTAGAGACCATGCTTCACCGTCCCCACCTAAATCACTAGGTACGCCAACACTAAAGATTGTGCTTTCAATTTGTCTTGTTGCAATCGCTTGAGTTACTTCTGCACCATCTACGACCGACCAAAAGCGTCTGTTTTGTGTACTACCGCTACTCAAAACTCTCTTAGCATAGATAGGGGGGTAGTATTGTGCATGAGTACCAGAGACATAACCAACGCTAGTGGGGCTAGGGGGCAAGGCTGAATTTGTGTTATAGTAAGTTTGGGTAAGGGTACGAGCCACTGTAAAATCACAATTCCCATTTGTTGCACTTGTACGGTGCAAGCATACGGTACCTTGAGTAGCATCATCCCCACTAATCGTACGAGCGAAGAAACTGAAATCACTAAAAGCAATCAATTTGTTTGAGTTGTTGATTGTGCTTGAGTTATCCCACTTCTTAAGCAAGCCCCCACCTGTTGTGACTAAGCCACCAAGCAAGCGACTCACTTGATCATGTACGATATTTTGAAGACCTTGAACATCTTCAAGATCAAGTCTTTCAAGCGGTTGTAATAGTACTTTTTTTTCAATAGCCATGGTTATGCTCCTACTCTGATCGTGATATTTTCAGATTTAATTCGTGTTGGGGAAGAGGTTTGAGGCTCAATGTTTTGTAGAGGTGAGCCGTCTGCATTGATAAAGGCAATGTCTAGCACACCGTCAATATCCATGCACCTATTAACAAGCTGAGAGACATAAAGTGTTTCAGTAGGTGCTAAAGAATTGATATAGGCAACCAAAGCTTGAGTAACCGCTGATTGTACGATAGAGGCTGAATATGTTGGCTTGATCTTGAGATTGAGTAAAAGAGAGATAAGAGTAGGGGTAATCGCTTTAACTACTACTCTTGTCCCTGCTGATCTAAATCCCGTCATCCTTGTAGGCTCATCTAAATCACCTTCAATCTCTTTTTGGATTTCAGCAATAATCCCCGTATAAACTCTATAAGGTACGCTTTCCCCAATCGTCCACTCATCCCCCGCTTCTAAACCTTGCACATATACAACCCCTCGTTCTGGTAAAGAGATAATACGGCTCTGAGCAATAGCTTCCCCATTGATACGAAGTTGGCTAGTTGTGATAGGTGCGGTTGCGGGTGCTTCATGATACAAGACTTTTTGACCGCCAACGGGGACAATACCCCCAACGGCTTTACCTACTCTTGAGCGAGTAGCAACGCTCATCTCAGCCGTACCGTCATCAACATACAACTCGCTATATGCTGGCTTATCCTCTGGCTCAACGAGTTTTGCATATCTTAGTCTTTCCCCAGTACTACCGACAAAAGAAACGGCTAAAAATTCAATTGCTGATTTTTGTGAGCGAGATAAAGAGTTAATATATGTCTTTGCTCTTGCTCTCAAAGTCGCATCATCCTCTTCATCAAAGCCGTTCGATATCCCTAGAATATTCGTACAAGTGAGAATGGTATCAGGTAAAGATTTGATCTTGTTAATTTCCCCAATTGCACAATTCCCCAAACTACCAGGTTGACTAGCAACGATAAAAATACCTGATAAAAGCGATTGCCCAATGGACATAGTATAATCATCAATCGTACGATATGTCATGCTAGTACGAGAACAAATCACTTCACTACCTGCGGGGATTGTAAGGCTTGTACTTGTATCATCCCTAGTCACTTCTAGCACGCTACCACTAGCATGACTTGCTTGTAATCGTCTCACTGTCCCAAGTGGTAACTCTCTGACTCTCTCATCTAGATCAATCCCTGAAACGGTATCCAAAAAGTAACTTTCTCTAATCGTTACTAGCTTTCGCTCAACACTAGCTAATTCTTGAGCAATCGCTGAATACATGGTAGTCAAGATTGACCCATTTGAGATATCATCAAGGCTTGTTCTACCTACCGTCATGGCGGTTAAATCCCTCAATATCTCAAGGGCTGATTTCGGTGTGTATGGCATATATAAATCCTAGATCGGTGCAATAAGAGAGATAGTATCACTATTCAAAGTTGTACGGCATGTTAAATCAACGGCCACGCCATCCCCGTCTACCATCATAGAAAGCGATGGGATATCGATGATTCTAGTATCGCTTAAGATCTGCTCTTTGATATCAACCGCTAGGTATGAACTAACTCGATCAATATTTTTTGAGCCAACGATCTTTTGGATACCAAAATCTGGGAAGAGTGTTAATTGTCCCTTCTCAGTAGTCACTCGGTAAACAAGAGATTGTTTGATAGCATCACGACCAGAGACAAGAGCAAGATCATCACTACCTAGTACTAAATCCCCATCAACCAATTTCAAATCGCTTGTGAATTGTTGGGGGGCAAAGCTAGGTGTTGTCTCTTCGGTAGGTACTAGGATGATATCCCCCGCTTGTAGTACGGATCCGTTGGCCTTAGTATGTGCATCAATGCATGAGTTAAGTTTAGCTAGCTTGATCCAATCTGAAGGAGAGTTGAGCAAATCGCTTGCGACCGTGAGCAAGTTTTCACCTATTCTAAGCATATACTCAAAGGTTGGGTATGGCTCTTGCTCGGTGCTGGGGGTAGTATCAAAACCTTGATTAAAGGCTGATAGTTGCTTGAAACCTCTATCTGTTCGTAAAAAGCCTTTAGCTAGATCATCACTCTTCAAACTTGGCACAATGTAGCCTTGTAAAAGTTCAAGTGAGTAGGCTAAATCCTCTAAATTCTGAGTAAGGATCAAAAGATTTAGATCGATCGGTGCACCGTCCAATTGATTAGGGATATTGCTATTTTTCCATTGTACTCGTATCGCATCCCCAAAAGATAAGCCTCGTATTTCCCAACTTGCTTGTGCTGTTGTGCTTACCCCTGTTGCTTCATCATCACCATATGCTGATTTGATTTGCTTGATTGCATCCTTGATCGTATCAATCACGCCCCCTAGTGTTTTCCATGCATTTTTAAAGTCGCTCTCTACTGTGACTGGCAAGAGAGCAACATTCTTGATTGCATTGCTTACCGAACTAACCACATTACTCGCATTTGTCGCAACATTATTAGCCACTGCACCGAATGCACGAATTGAATTAGTTGTTTTCTCTACATCTTTCACTACATCAATCACTTGATCGTACCAACTCTTCTCTGGGGGGACGGCTTGATCATATGCTTCTAAATCTAGTGACCAATCATATGATAAACGAGTACGATCAGCACGCCAACGCTTAACCTCCACTTTCGCATTGACTTGTTCTTGTACCGCTCTAAAAACTAGTGTTGTTCTCTTATCCTTTAGAAATGTACTAAGCTCGCTAAAATCAATAAATAGCTTGTTCTTCTCTGATCTAGCTTGTTCCCCATATTCATGTAGGAAATCCCCAAACTCTTGCACAAGCTGATCAGGTGTGAGAAATCCAATAATCCCACTAGCCTTACTCCCTAGCCTTGCACCCAAACCAATCTTACCCTTGATCGTGATAGTAGCCTTGCGTGGTGTACCTATCTGACGAAAAACGGCTTGATCGTCAAATGTATACTCTACTTTTGACGGCGTTTCTCGTTCTATACTAAATCCTTGTGGTTGTGATGGTAGCACAACAACCTTAACTCTTTTGCCCCCTTGATATAGCTCCATGTAGTAGTCAATAGGTAGACGAACTACACTATCAACCACATCCATGACTTGATCAAGTACCCCGCTAACCTTATCAAAAATCCCCTTTTTCTCGACCTTGCCCTTGATACCTAATTTCATGTTATTCTCCTATGGTAGCTCTATTCGTTGGTTCAGTGTAGCAAGTAAAGCATCTCGCACTTGACTTGTTGGCACATGCTCCGAAAGATTGATCGAGGTGCTATTTGTAATTGTTGTCGTAAGCGTTGAGGCTTCTTGTGGCGTGAGTACGGCTTTACTAGCAAGGCTTGCGATGATGCTTAATAAAACTGAATTTTGAATGATCATGTGGTTTACATAGAACATGAGTTGATGCGTGAGAGCATCTATAAAAGCTTGTCCATTGATAGCTAAATCGCTTGTGCTTCCGTCATGAGAAATCCTAAGTTTGTTTAGTTGCATACGAATGATATCGCTATCCAGTGTAAGCCCATTGATACCCAAATTGAGCGATGCTCTTGCATTTGATAAATGCGTATCTTGATGACCTACACTATTTAAATCACTAGTGATAGGCTTGGCTGATATACCTAAACCGACTGCTTGACGATCTGGTATGTCTGCGATACATCCTAGTATGATGGGGATGAATTTTTGATCGTAAATCAGAACAACAATCGCACCCTCTATAATAGGTTGTACACTAAATCTAGTTTCACTACCGCCCCAGCTTAGTTGTCGTGCATTGCTCACAATCAAGCCGTCATCTAGTTGCACCTGATACAATAACTCACCGCTATCACTCTTTGAAATGGCTTGTACTTTACCTTTACAAATCTGCATGATCATCCTCGCTTTTCTACTTGTGATTTAGGAATAGGATTGATAGCCGTATCCGCTGAGTTTTGGGGATAATCTTGCTTTACTTGCTTGGGGTAGAATAGGGGTAGCCGTCCATTACTACCTCGTTCAAAATGTAAATCTATCGAGCCTTCTTGAATACCTGAAGTAGAGAGGTTGATCTTGTACTCGATCTTTGTGATATACCCCGTAAATGTACCGAATGAAAACCATTGACCAACCGTTAAGGCTTGTGTAAATGACAAGGCAAGTTTTAGAATACCCGTACTATAATATGCACCGTCACCATGTAGGCAAAAGCCTAATTCAGTCAATTTAGCTGAGATTTGGGGGGACGGATCCGAAACATAGAAATTTGTGATAACCTTGTGAGATATCCCAAATTGCTCAGCATCATCTTCATTCATGATCAAGTGATTTAGGCTCTCAGCAAGTGAAAATGTCACGCTAGAGTTGCTCTCACTCACGCCGTTGTAAACGGAAATCGTATTTACTTGATCATCATTTAGATCGTAGGATATGGACAAAACCTGATGCGGTGGTATCTCAAGGTACTCAATCTTTGATCTATCGCTTGTATCCTCTGTAAATGTTTTTTCTACCACTAGACGAGATATGAGCCTAGTATCTCGGACTTTCTCAAGGGATTTTTGAGAGATATTGAATTTAGGTGGTAAAGGCTTGTACCTAAAAACGATCGTTGGCACCGCTCCCAAAGCCTTATAAAGCACTTTCTTTGATTGCTCAATCTTGTAGCCTTCTTGGTATGGTACAAGTAGGAAGAAAAACTCAACAAGTTCAGGCGTTTGTTGGAATATCGTCATGAATTTTTGAAGAGTCAATATCTTATCGTTGGGATTGACTAAACCTTGCTTCAGAATAGATATGACCTTATTGTTCTCATTTGCATATTGTGCAAGTTGGGGTAAGTGATAGCCTTTTACCCCATCGCATACATTGATCAGATCGGATACTTTCAAGCCTTGCTCAAATAGTGATTGTGGTACTTTGGCAAAAGCAAATTGATCTAAAGTATATTGCAAGATCTTAGCAAAATCATTCTCTTGTCTAAGGTATGCACCGTAATTTGCTAGTGCCTGACTTGTGATTGATCCATAGATACGAGCGGTATTTGAATGGATAATCTCAGCATTAAGCATTCTAGTGAAGATACTATCACAACCTATTTGACAAGTACTAATCTCAAGCCCCATATCATCAAATACCGTATCAATCGAGATACTATCAATAAAACCCCAATAGATCAGCTGATCCATGTATTTAATCGTGATTTGCTTACCCTTTAAAATATCGTTGTCCCCATTTGAGAACAATGTTCCAACGCTTGCACGAAAAAGCTCAAGATTTACAATTGCCTTGTTACTGGTCAAATCAATTGCTTGACTAAATGTGATATCCGTAACTAGTGAAGAGATATCAAGTCGTTCAAGACCTAGTATTTCTATTTTAATCATAGCTTGCTACCTTCCCCCGTCTTGCGTGTTTCTTGCTTAGGTTTAGGTTCACTCTTGAATGGGTTGCTAAAGGGATTGCTCAAGCTGAATTTGTCCGTCAATTTCTCAACCGCTTCAATCGTCTTGTTCATAGCACCCGCAAGAGTATTTACACCCTTAGAAAGAACGGTAAGACCAACACTTAAAGCTTGTGCTGCGGTCTCCCCCGTCTTGCCTAAGGCCTCATAGTCTTGTTGGGTAGAGATATTTGTTCTTCTTACCCTTGTATCAGCTTGTATCGCTTGGATAATTGAGCCACTATTACCTAGAGCCGAATTGATAATCTGCATCTCTGCACTTGCTTGTGCTGAGGCTATCCCACCCCTACCAATCGCACTAAAATCCCCCCTACCTTTACCTAGTAAAAGAGGCAATTCTTTAAATGCGTCCATGATTTCTGGGGGTAATCCTTGCCCCATGAAGTTGTATCTTGAGAGTTGTAATTGTTGGGATAAACTTAGATCAGGTCTAGCCTTGATAACCTCAGCTTGTTGTTGTGCAAGTAGCAATCCCGCTTGTTGAGTTGATAGCTTGCGATTAAATGTTTCTATAGGATCAGAGGCAATGATACCTTTCTTTAATGCATCCTCTTTTTGAATGTCGCTAATAGTCTGTAGTAAGCTTGTCCCCTTACTACTTGACTCACTAATCCTACGAAGTAACTCGGTTGCGTTAGTACTTGCTAGCGATAAATCCCCGCCCATTCTTTGGGATAGCATGCCTTGAATGGATGATAAACCTGATCGTCTTTGCTCTGGGGACAAGTCTTGACCCATAAGGGAAGTTGCAAGTGAAACCCCTAGATTTTCTTGTTTGCCCAATGTTTCCCCTAGTTTTTGCACACTAGCAACCAATCCCGCCCCTAGCCCTCTTTGCTCGCTTGCGATTGCTTGATCTACACCTAGTGACCCCCCACTCATTGCAATCGCTCTTTGGATAGCAAAAGCTTCATTTGATTTGTACCCCCTACCCGCAAATCCACTGATACCACTACCACCTAAACCACGAAGATCGGCAAGACTTGAGCTGTACCCCGCTACTTGGTCACCTGCTCCCATCAAGGTTGAGAATTGTGATGCAAGCAAGCCACCTAGACCAAAGGGGATAGCTGAAAGTTGTCCCGCAAAGCCATTGCTCAACCCCCCAACTTGTCCCGCTCGTCCCATGATTTGTGTTATTTTTTGCTCTAATTGTTGTAAATTTGCCCCACTATCCTTTTCTTTCTCAGCCTTTACTTGTGCACCCGCTTGAGCCGTTGCTTGCTTGGTAGCTTCAGCATTTGCCGTATTTGTCGAAACAAGCTTTTGATTTATCTCTATCAGTTGCTTGAGTACCGCCGACAAGTTATTCATAGCGGTAATGATACCACCCGATCCAGTAGCTTGACTTGTGCTTGTAGGTGGTGCAACGGTCGGTTGTGCTAAAGGTGGTTCAGTGACTTGGGGCTGAGCTACCCCCATAGGCATGTTATTGATTATAGGTTGCGAGGTAATCATGTAAATCTTCCCCTCTTGCTAGAGCTTGTTCCATCTTGTCTATCTCGCTAATACCTGTGGTAGCGATATCATCTTGAAATTCGATTTTAGCATAAAGGCTTGGGAAAGCCTGCTCAAAAGTTTCTTGGGTACAATGGAGCATCGCAAGCTCTAAATTTTCCCATGAATAATAGTTTTCGATTGATAGGTGGTACTTAATTCGATCTGGTAGTAAACTTTGTAGTAATGGAAATTCGCTTTTGTCCCTTAGCCTCTTCACCCTCTTTGGTGCTTGCTCCAAAAAAAAGAGCCTCATGTTCAACTAGCGTATTCAAAATCTGAATTAAGAGTTGGTTATCTTGGCCAATCCATTCGGTAAGCCATTCTGGAGGCTCTTTGATCTGCACTAAACAACGAGCAAGACCTTGAAGACGGTACTTTTCTTCAGTTGGTAGGTTATCAAACACTACCCCCATGCATAAGCTTTGAAGTACCCTATTCATAGCTAGACGGCTTTCAGTATCCATTACACAAGAGAGAAGATCAGCACGATGTTGCTTGCCTGTTGGGGCTACATATTCAATAGAAAATGTCTCTTCTCTACTCACTAAGTCTTCTTCTTTTTTTGTACCTAAAGACTCAGCTTCTGCCTTGATCTTTCTTAGATCAATTGTTTCTTTCTTAGTCATCTCGTAATCCTTTCAAAATATATAAAAAGATATATCAAATTCACTAGTAAAGATCTTAAAAATTCTTACACTTGCCAATGAAACACAAAATGAAAGTGAGATTGATCATGAGTTTGATCTATGAGGATGATTAAGCATATGTTCAAAAAAGCCGTTTTCTGAACATTAGGCGTTGGTATGTGTACAAAATCATCAATTTTTGAACATTAAATATTTTTGTTTTTTCCCATAGTGAATTACAAAATTACTTTACTGTAGATATCCGTAGACGAACTTAACCTAGTTGTTCGGTATCCTTGATTTCAATTAACTTCAAAGCTTGGAAATTAATATTTGTCGCCATCAGTGTTTGGCGGTTTACGGTGAAACTTTGGCTCTCAGGTTTGCACCCCTTGATCAAATATCTTGTCTTTTGACCTGCACCAAAATCAGCTGAATCAGCCAATTCAAGATCAATCCCTTGAGTGAAGAAATTTACAACATCAACGGTTCTTTGTTGGTTGGTAGCGGTAGCAAGATGACTAGGTACTAAACCTTGTGCTGCTGATCCACCATCTGGGATAACTCGCATAAAGCCTACTTGACATGATACGGTACGACCCACTGGTTCAATATCATAACTATCAATGGAGCCAAGTACATCTACTCTTTGCAAGGTATAGTTTTCGGTTACGGTGATATTTGTGCAATAGCCAATTGCCTTACCGTCTTTTTTTACAATTGCGGATGCACCGCTGATTACTCTAGGTTGTACCATGGTTAAATTCTCCCAACATTAGCGGTAATTGTGATGAAATTGAGAGGCTCAATCCCTGCCATAGCATAGACAACGCTGATAGTATCACCGACTTGACGAACAACGACATCTTTGAAATCAAGGATCAAACCACTATCTCTTTGAAAGCTTAAGCGGTTGATTGTTAATCTTTGGACATTGTCTTTTTGAGCAACGGTTGATTTACTACCGATTTCACTATCAAGGAAGAGTCTTAAATCTCTAATACTCAAATTGATGCTTTCATTTGCTGAAACCTCAGTATAGAAGGGATTTAGATCCTTGAGCCAAGTAGTGATTGATCGTTCTACCTTTAAACCACGATCTTGACCATTCAAAATGACAATCCCTTTTTGGATAGCAAGGCTAGCATCTGCTTCAGGGTTGAAAGCTTGTGTTGTGCCAAAAATCTTAGGTTGTTTTCTTGTGAGAGGGGTAGCAACGCCTAGAGATGCTTGAAGACAAGCCATGAAGAAAGCCAATGCTTTAGGTTCTAGTGTCTTTTTCTCACCGCCAACAATAACGATAGGTGATTGACCTACAACGGCACAATTACGATCATTCAAGACTTTTACATATTGAGCATAGATTTGATTGAGTGTTAAGCCTGCACTTGTACCAACCCATGCATTTCTTTCAAGACCAGCTTCTACTGATGCCTTTACACAATGATCTTTAACAAGTTGGTGAATAGCAATGTCATCAGTGTATGCAACAACGATATTGATTTGCTTGTACACTAGAGCATCAAGAGCGGATTGCCAATCACTAGAAGTGAGGGCACCGATTGAGCCACCAATCAAGTTAAAGCCTACGGTTGAGCCTACTGGTCTATCACCGCTAACAATTTCACCTTCCACAACAAGACTACCATCAAGAAAATCTTTGAGGAAAGAGCAATCACAAGTGAGGGATAACGCACTTGATACAATGCTTAAACTTGCGACATTGTCGAGTTGTTCACCGCTAACAATGGATTCAGGCAAGACTACAACGATATCACTATTGCTTTGATTGATTGTTGTAAGAGTTGAGCCAATATTAGAGATATCGGTTAGCTTTGCTGAGTATAAGGATCCGCTGATTTCAATACTACCTGCATAATCATTTGCACCATCCAAAACAATGCTTGTGATTTGAGAGTAAAGTTGTCCCGTTGTGATTGTTGTACCGACTGCACCAGCTGGTAAGGTGGTAGTAGTTGTGATTGTGCTACCCGCTTCAGATAGACCATGAATTGTGATTGCTACGGCTGAAGGTGTGCTACTTGTTCTTTGGGTAAAGGTCAATGCACCGTTTACGATCAAATCACTGAAATCAATTGCGGTACCAGGGATAATGATTGATGAGGCAACATTCTTAATGAAGTTGAGAGCAAGCTTATCAGTAGCTTGATTGATCAATAGCTTGACATCGCTGAGAAGTGTACCTGTGTATTGTAGGCTTGCAATCTTGCCTTTACCAATACCAATGCTTTTCTCTACAAGGTTTCCACTCTCATAAACAAAAAGATCGTATAGATCGGCATCGCTACCATTTTCATCTAAAGCGACAAAAACACGATTGCCACATGTACCATAGTGTTTTGCTTTGATCTTGAGGCCGTTAATAGTCTTGCTTGCTTGAGTTGTATTTCTCGCATTTACAATTGTGATACTTGTGGGATTACCACCTAAATCGGCTCTAGGTGAGAAACCAATCTGACCCAAAATATCAAGGCCATATTCTCCCCCAGTAGCTTCTAAGAAAGCTTCTAGGTTGTCATAGGTATGGACACTATCTTTTTGGAAGAGAGGAAAATCCCCCACAAGAGCCACTGCACCACTTGCGATGCTTGGGTTGGCTGTGGGAGCTGTCTTGATTTCACCATAGACTCCTGGTCTATATTTTCTTCCGCCTTGAAAGACGATTGATGAAGGCATAATATGCTCCTTATTTCGTGTAAGTTGTAACATCACCGCCATACTGATCGATTTGCACAAAAATAGGCAATTCGGTATCTGATGCGGTTGTTAGTGTAGGCAAGTACATGTGATGAATAGCTGTAAATTTGAGCTTTCGCTTGAAGTTGGCAAGTGAGTTTGACTCAGCATTCAAAGTAGTTTCTTGATCCATATCTGTGCTAGATACAAACCTTAAGTTATCATATCCAACCTTGATCAAGGCTGATTTGTATTGTAGGAATGATGCGTGAGTGATTGCATGTAGTACTCTCACTAGATCCTGATCTTGTGCATAGATTGTAATATCAACCGATTGAAGAGTAAGAAGGTGGAAATGTTTCTCATTGCTCAAATCCCCCAAGCCTTGAGTTTCAAAAGCTTGTTCGGTCAATTTGATACTAATCATAGGTAGGGATTGAACTTTACCCTCATTCGCTAGATCGATTGCAATCGGACGCTTCGCTTGGGTATCCATGAAGAGTTGGTACAACTTCATTTGTAGACTTGATGCAATCGTAGGGAATAGCTGATTAAACCTCGTAGCGTTGGAGTACAAGGCTAGACCATTCTTTAGGATATGTGTAAAATGAAGATCAAACATTGAAGAAATCCAGTGAGGCTGTGGCTTGTGTAAGTAGTGGTGTATGCAACTCGCTTGGTTGCTTGTAAATCACCTTAGTATCCCTAATAGAATGAGGATAAGAGCCAATCTTATAGATAGGGTGCATAAAATAAGAAACACTGAATAATGTGCTAGGTTGGGGGGCAAGGCTAGGAGATAAACTAAAATCAATCTTCCCATCAGTGGTAATCGTGAAATGCTGGTCTTGAACGAGTGTTGCACCCACAATCCCCAAACCTTGAGCATTTGCTTTTTGAAGGTGTAGTACGCCAATTTCAACCTCCCCCGATGCTAAATTCATTGATCTTTTTACAATAGGGTACCGAGTACTAGCGATTAAGCCACTACTAGGCATAGTCACGCTTTCAGTGTATCTCATAACTGAATGTTGCAAGACTAGCTTATCCCCAAAAGCAAGTAAATGCTCTGGGTGCGTTGTGATATTTACCTTCTCATCACGATATACACCATACTCACTGACCGAATACACGCCCCCCATGCTTGTGATGATTGCCATAATGATTTGGGGCGAATGCAAGATAATCCCTTGTCCTTTACATACGGGGCAAGCATTGTTAAAGCCTGTGGTAGATGCTACCGTACTTGAGATACTTGCTAGATCTAAACCTAGCTCGCTCCCTTGTTGCCTACATGGACATTCAGTAGTTTGATACCAAAGCACTTCTTGACCCTTTTGGTCAACCAATTGCTTAAATTGCTTATCCATGAAATCAACACGATTCTTGCGTTGATCCATTTGATTGATAGGTAGTTGCATACTCAAGCCTTTCTAAATGATTGCTATGTTCATAGCACGATATTTGGCTTTGAGTTGGGGGATAACTTGAGCAAGCTCAGCTTGGTATTGCTTGATCAAAGCATTGTATGCACCTGCATCCCCTGATTTAGTTGTGCTAATACTTTGAGATAAGCCGTCAACACCTAAAGAGAAGTTTGATATCCCCGCCCCAAAAACTAAATTCCCACTTACCCCAAGAGGCAAGATACTTGCCATCAAGCTAATTGCTTTAATAAGAGCTGGCTCAACGGTAGTTAGTTTCCATGTGATTTGAGTATCTTGAGTAGGTGCTTGTGATACCCCAATCGTGAAAACCTTAGTACCTGCAATTTTCATCTTTGGATTGAGAGCACCATTGCTTGAGCTAGTAAATTCACATTCAACAATAGGCTTTGTCGATAGGGTAGCACCTGGTATTGTTACATCTACACTTGTCTCCCCCGCCTTAATCGTTGCAATACCGTCTTCAAATCGAAAGCCTGCAATATAGTCTACGCCCCAATAACCAGGTACATTGACATAAGGGTTGAAAATATCACCGAAAACAAGAGGCATACCGCTTCTAAAGAAATAAGATCCTATGCTTTCGCTAGTAGGTACGAGATTAACAATCCCCGCCTCTGGTTCATTGACATTAAACCATGAGAGAGGCATGACCATGAAGGGATTGTTACCGATTTGTAGTTTAACCTCAGTGATATTGACTACTGGTCTATGATTGAGATGCCAAGGCCAAAAGCTTTCTCTATCCTTGATATTTGCATCATGTCTTTCCCCTACCACTCTAAGAGGATCAATGACAATCCCTAGCTCCATCTCAAGGCTTGAGACGGCTTGTTTAATTGCATCAGTCAGTAAAAAATCACTAAACGGACTCCCTTGATCCGTAGTTAAATCAATTCCACCTAAATATGTTTGTCTTAGTCTTTGGGGGGTAACAAAATCGAATATGCTCATAGGTACTCCACTAGGGGGACTATGATCCACCCTTCTTTTTGCTTGATTTCTTTGGCTTGGCAACCTCAAGCTCTTCTTCCCCTATCATACTTAAAATTAAATTGTCTTGCTTATCTTCTACTTGTAGTTGCTTATCCTCTTGTTTGCCTTCCTCGCTCTTGTCCTCATACCATGAAAAAAAATTAAAAAGCGATGGATTAGATTTAATGTAGGCTACTTCTTTATCTGTGAATTTAGTTAAAACCTTACCGCTTGGCATCTCAACCACAAATTTTAAATTCTTCATTCTAAGGGTAAATTCCCCAGTACCCATTGTAAACTTACGATTATAGATCAACATGGTGAGATGCTTCCCTTAGTTAATATCTTAGAAATTAGCGTTTAAATAGTTTGCTGCAACGCCAGACGCATTGTTTGTGCCAGCATTACGAACAACCCAGAACTTGTTAGGAGTCTTAACCATGAGTGAGCCGAAAAGCATAAGCAAGAAAGGCTTAGTTGTGCTTACTTGTGCTAAATCTTTTCTCATGAAATCCATAAGTTTAGCGAAAGCCATTTGACCTGGATCATGGTTTGCAAAAACAATGTGAGAGCAACCATACATGAAGTGATTTACATCAGCAAAGTTGTTACCTTCAAGTTGGCTTGCGGATACTTCCATCAAGAACTTGAGAGTATCAGTATTGACTGCATTTGCTGAGCTTGCCTTAGCGGTACGATATAAACGATAAGAAATAGCTGGGTTACCACTACGGCTGATCTTCATGCTAACTTTATCACCTGATGCAATTTGAACGGCATCAGAAACGATAGGCAAGGTCATACCGAGTTTATTTACGGCTACTACTGCATACTTATAGAAACCAGCATCACCAGCTTTGAATTTGCTCTTACCAGATGCATCAGCACTTGCGGTTGGTTGTGTACCGAAAGATGCAACAATACCATGACCAGCCAATTCAATTGAATTAGGCTTTTCAGATCTT